GACCAGAAGATCTGGGCGGCGCTGCACGACAAGCAATCCCTTTCCCAACTGGCCTTGGAGGCACTCAAGTGAGATACAACCCAGAGAACGGACACGTGGACTTCCCGCACGCGATGGAGGTTCTGATCGCAGGCCGCAAGATTAGGCGCGCAATGTGGTCCCCCGGCCTGTACGCCTTTCGGCAGGGCGATAAGTTTTCGGTGTACTACCCGCCCCGCAACAAGGTCGTGCCGTTTCTCCCTATACCGGAGGAGATGCTGGCCATTGATTGGATGGAGGTGACGGAGTGAACAAGTTTGCGGAACGGCTGAAGGTGGCGCGGGCCGAGCACAAGATCGCGCTCAAGGCGTTCAACATGGCGCAGCGCAGGCTGCATAGGGTGCTGGTCACCATCAACACACTGGAGAAGAAGCATGAACTGGCGATGGCTCAACGAGCACCTGTCAAGCAAGACTGAGCAAGAGGTGCATACCCTGCTGGAGCAGGAACGCAAGACGCTGCGCCGCGTCACCATTTTGGAGCGGCTGCATCAACGCTACACCGTCCTGCGCGCTGCGCGGGAACGCATGGAAATTCTGAAGGAGGCGATCAAGTGAGCATGTGGAAGACCATCAAGTCGCTGTGCCAGCCCGCGTCTGCGGAAGTGCTGGCCGCGCAAGAGTACGACCAGGCCCGCCGAGCCCTGCTGGAGGCTCACAGCGCCCGTGAATACGCCGAGGCTATGGTGACGTACCACCAGAACCGCATCGAACGTCTGAAGGCCACGTTGGCTGGGGAGGGAGCATGAAAGAAGAAACCTACATCTTCGACGACGGCACTGAGCCGACCGTCCGCCGCATGCCCAGGGGGCTTGATTACCAAGGCCGGTATCCCGAAGCCGCTGAGGCGGCAACAGAGGTGGGTCAGGAGCCTGACTTCTACGGGCGGGAGTTCTACCGCGAGGAGTTAAAGGCTGTCTTGCTGTGTGGCGTGGCAGTCGTCGCCGTTGTCGGCGTGCTTGCGTTCGTTGTGGGGGTGTTGGTATGACTGATCTTCGTGCCGCAGCCCAGCAGGCGCTGGAGGCGTTGGGCAAGTGGAGCAGTGGCCACGATATGGACGCCGTGGAACTGAACGATCTGATCGCCACGCTTGAGGCCGCGCTAGAGCAGCCGGAGCAGGAGGAATACACGCTGGTGGCGTGGTTCAACGGAAAGCCGGTGTATTCCGCACCGCCCCGCTGCTCCAACTGCGCCAGCTTGGAGGCGCAGAACACGGAACTTGACCGAAAGTTGGCGAAACTGGAAGCGGTGAACGGGGAACTGCTGGAGGCGTTGCGCTTGATTGAGCGCCTTACCCGCGAGGCCGATGGCATTGCCATCAACGTCCGCGACATGCTGGGCGGCATTGCCCGCGCCGCCATGGCAAGGGCGGAGGGGAAGGCATGAGCCTCGTCACTCCCGTGGCCGTATATTTCGCCACGCACCCCGGCGCGGAACTGACTGGCGATCAGATCGCGGCGTTCTGGGGCGTGAACAGAAACAGCGTGAACAGCACGTTCAAATACGCCGAGACGAAGGGCTGGGTCAAGATCGAACTCAAGCCCAACCCTAAGGCGGCGACCAAGAAGCTGCGCTTCTACAGCGCAGGCCCGCGCCTGCTACAAGAAATCGCGCGGTAAGCGCGAAGCGGTCACTTCTGCCGCTTGTCCCACAGCGACCAGCCCAGACCAGCCGCTGCCGACGCCCCGCCGATGACGGCATCCATCGTGCCGCCGTCCACGCCGTACTTCACGGCAAAGCCGCCAGCAAGAGCGGTGAGGATGTGGCGCACCAGCGCCTGGATGATCGTAGCGTTCATGTCAAGTCTCCATCAAGTCAGCAATGCGGCGAGCCCAGCCGCGTGAGAAGGCCGGCCAGTTGGTCAGGCCGGTCATGAAGCGCAGCCTCTGCGCCAGCACCCGCAACCGTAGCGCGTTCACGTCCTGCGCGTAGGCTGCAGTCAAAGTCTTGGGGCCGATCAGCCCGTCAGCCTCAACGCCCAGCGCTCGCTGCAGCCAGCGGGTGGCCTGCGCCGGGCCGCTGTTGACGGCGCCGTCGAACACCGCGTAGCGGATGCCTGGCGGCAGATCGTCAGCACGCACCGGCTTCCAGTACCGCTCAAGATAGATCCGCTTGGCCAGATCCAGCGGCAACTCGCGCATGTCGCCCTTGTAGCCGACCTCGCGGGCCACCGCCTCGGTCACCCCGAAGCGGGTCTTGCCACCGGGGTCAGCCGGGTGATCGCTGAAGTCGCCTTCGTGGCCGAGCAACAACGCGAACGCAGTGTCGAAGTTCATTTGCTTGGCCAGTGGGTAGTGAGCCACGACACCAAGGCGCCTGCCATCGACGCGATGGTCATCCCCATCCAGAAGCCGCCCTTGCCCTTGTTGGCCAAGGCCAGCAACTCCTTGATGTCACTCTGCATCGCTGCCACTTGGTCTTCCAGTGTCTTGACCTGGCCGATCAGCAGACCGAATTTCACGGGGTCGATGTCGCTCATGGTGATAAGGCGTTTTGAGGTTGAGTGAAGGCGTTGTAGTTTGCCGGTTCCGCTCGGGGGGCAATTTCGACCCCAGCGCCTATTGTTGCTGCACGACCATACTGTTGGCCGCGCAGTTGGTTAGTTGCCGCACGATCAGCCTGCAGACGGATGGCCTTGGAAATTGAGTCGGCAGCCAATGCAGGGCTAGTGAGTTCGCGTGCGATTTCCAGCGCAATCTTATCGTCCATCCGCAGCGCCAACCGCTTGTAGACGTTGTTGAAAAGCGTAACCGCCACTATCAAAGGATTGGGTAGTGGGAGGCCCAACTGCTTGCCTGTCTCTGTGCCCAACCCTTTAACCTTGACTTCAGACTGCGCGCCAGCTTGGACAAGGCGTTGAAACTCGGCCTCTCGCAACAGGTCTTCCTTGACAGCGCCGACGTGCGTCTTTTGCTGAGGCGTCAAGCCTTGCGTAAGTTCCTCAATACGCTTTTGCACCGCCATCGCGTTTGCGCCAGGCGGGAGCGGAGGTGCAAGTTTGTTGCCACTGGCTTCAGCAAGTTCTTGGATTTTGGCCAGCCGCGCAGCATCCTTGGCAACAACGTCAAGGCGCTGCGAGACGTTCACTCCGGCGTCGTCAAGAATGCGCAGCGGGTCTGCGTACTTCTTGACAAACTTGGCGTGCGCTTCGGGGGTCACGCGGCCAGCAGCGTCCGTGACTTCGCGGCGGTACAGGTCTTCAATGCCCGAGCGCGCCACCTTCAACGCATCGGCGTTCTTGCCGAACATCGTCACAAACTGCTGGGCCTCGCGTTCGCCCTTGGGCTGGAAGTACGTCTTGACGACATCATCCGGGTTCAGCTTGGGCTCGTTGAGCGCCGTCTGCTTGAACAGGTTGGCGTTGACGCCGGTCTTGAACCGAGGCGCGTACTGCGTGCGGTACGTATTCAGCGCTTCGCGGTACAAACCCTTGGCCTCATCGGACAACGTGGCGCTGCCCGCTATTGCCTCGTCAATTGACTTGTGCAGGTTGCCCAAGTTGCGCAGCGTTGTGGCCGCAGCCGGGTCGCTTGACCGCGCGGCAGCCGCGATGTCAGCGTTGATGGCCTTGCGCACGTCGTCAAGCTGCGCCAACGTCACTTCAGGCGCTTCGGCAGGCGGCGTCGGGGCTTTCAACTTAGACGACACGACGCCAGCGCCGACCGGCTTGGCGGCGGGGGCTTTCGGTTGCAGTGACAGCAGCTTGCCAACCGTAGCCGGCGCGGTGCTGGGGTCGAACGTGGACAGTTCGCGCCCAAGAATCGACTCGGCTTCTTTGACGACGTTGCTGACGTTGATCTTGTCGTCGCCAGCTGCCGCAAACGCTTTTGCATACGCCGGCTCAACCACCTGCTTCTTGACGGCTTCCTTCTCGGCCTCGGCAGCAGCCAACAACGTCTCGCCAGTTTCGCGCTGGCTTACGGTGGTCAAACCACGGTCGATCTTGGCCTTGGCTTTGGCGGCTGCCGCTTGGAACTTGGCGTCTGCCCGCCCCTGCTGCGCCAGCCGAGCTTGGTTGGTCTGCGCGGCCATCGCGGCGTAGTCCGATGCCATTGCTGGCACCTTCGACGCTTGCGCCTGAAGCGCCGAGAACCGTACACTGCCCGCAGGCGCGGCTATCTCGCCGGCAGTCGGCGCCGCGCCTGGCACAGCAGACGGCTTGCCGCGCAGCGCGGCGATGATGTCGTCGCCCTTGTTGTCAAGGGCCTGCAAGTAGGTGTCGAGCTTGATGTTCTTGATCTTGCTGACGTACTCGCCAGCCTTGGCCACGGCAGGGCCTACGATGCCACGGCCAATACCTTCCATCACGGACCCAACCGCAACGTCTTTGGCGCCGGTCCCTACCGCCTCAAGCGCGGTGCGTGGGCCTTGACGATAGCCAAGCGCCGTCTCCAACACGTCCAAGCCCGTTTTCGCGGCGCCGTAGCCCAGCCCCGCGCCACCGATAGCGCCTACTGGACCCAACGGAGTTCCTAGCGCCGCACCGCCAACGCCGCCTAGCGCCTCGACCGTAGGCCGCGCGAACTCAATTGCGCGGCGCCCGAACGGAACTTCTGACGGCTGAGAGGGTTGCGTTGGCTGAACGGCAGTACGCGCCGCTTTGGCTTCCAGTTCAGCCAATCGACGCAGCGCCGCCAATTCTTCGCGGGGGTCCATTGTCAACCTCCTTTGCGAAACCGATTACGAAGCTGCTCCAATTCTGCCTGTTCGGCAGGTGATAGCGCGCCAGTTGCCGGTGCCGGCGCCGCCCCGGCAGGCGTCACAGCCCCGCCGGACTTGCGCCCCTTGGGCTGCGTTGACTTTGGCGGCGGTAGATCTTTGAACTGCGGGAACCGCTCAAAGTCTTCACCGAACTGGCGTGAATACTCATCGCGCATTCGCTCCATCGCGCCCAATGCCTGCGCCTCTACAAGACCAATCTGTTCCAGTAAAGGCCCTGCGCCCTTAACAGGATCAATGGCCGCAATCTGATCGGAAAGAATTTTCCACTCTTGGTTAGCGATAGATCCAATCGCGCCTGTTGCCGCAGCTTGCGCTTTACCAAGTGCAGTGATCTTGCCTTTCAAATTCGCCAAACGAGTTTCTGCTTGCGCGGCTTGGCCTTCCGGAAACGAAGGCAACATGGTGCCCGTAAACCCGGTTGCTCTTGACAGCCCCGGCGAATCTTTAACTGCGGCAATCGAGTCCAGCACGTCTTGCGTCGTTTGCAACGCAGACGAAGCCGACTTAAATTCCTTGCCCAGTTTGTCGCGCCGCGTTGCCTCTTGCGCAGCGGTAAGCGGCTTGGCGGCAGGCTCTTTAGCCGGCGCAGGCGCGGCTGCCCCGCGCTCTTGCGTAGCCGCGATAGCCGCAGCAGGGGGCGTGATGAACTGCCGCGTCTCGCGGTCAAACACCAACTTGCCGACCGGTACGAGTCGGTCGGCAAGCCTAGACGGCTGCGGCTGGCGTTGCGCGGCGCGGAACTGTTCATACCCCTGCTGCGTAAGCGGAAAGCCAAGAGCTTGCATTGTGGCCACGTCCGCAGGTGTAGCCGGGGCGGCTGGTGGTGCTGCAGCAGAAGCGCCGTACTGAGCCAACACTTGCGTGCGTTGCTCGGGGGGCATAGCCAAAAGCTGCTGCAACTGCGACGACGCCGTGCCTTCGTCTGTAACTCCCAGTTCAACAGCGCGGCGTGCAAGGCCGGCCACCACATCGTCGGTCGGCGTGCGAGCGGAATCGCGGGCCAGCCCTTGCCAATAGGACAGATTCTTGGCGCGGCCTTCGGCTTCCGACGCAGCGGCTGCGCGCTCGGCGGCGGTCTGTTGTTTGGACCGCAGCATGAGCTGCGAGCCCAGCTCGGGGTCTAGCCGCATGACTTCCGTCATGTAGTTTGCCGCGCTTGGGTCAAGGCTGCGCAAGCGGTTCTGCGTTTCCACCCCGCGCTGGTACTCTTGCATCTTCAGCGCGGCCAACTGGTTCTGCTGCTGGGCCTGCTGAATCTGGCTGATGCGGCCATACTGCTCCAGAGGGTCTTGCAACTGCAGCCCCCGGAACCCCCTGGCGATGACAGGATCAAGTGGCATGTTGACTCCTTATGGCTCGCCCGGCGTGACAAAGTATGACGGCGTATTCGAGAAGCCGGGCGCGCTGTACATGGACATTCCTGCGCCAGGACGCAGCAGGTTCATCAAGTTCTGATTTCGGTTGTAGTTCAGATACGTTTCCAGCGCGTTGTTTAGCGTGCTGGTCGCGCCCAAATAGCCCGACGCTCTTGCGCCTGCGGCGCCCAACATGCCTTGCGCCGCAGCCTGTCCGCCAGCCAGCAAGTTTTGGCCAGACTGACCCGCGAAGTTCTGGCCCGCAGCGTTGATTTGTTGCGCCGTCGTGCCGCCAACGCCCGCCATCCCGGCCAGCCGGTTGTACTGGTCAGCTTCACGCTGACGCAGCACGTTGTACTCAGTCAACCCCCGGTTGAAAGCGTTGCCGTACTCCTGCGATGCCGCTTCTTGACCGTAGCCAACCAACGCTTTTCCAGTACCGCCGCTAAGCAGGTTACCCCGCGCTGCGGCGCTGCGCTCCAGCGCCTTCAGACCCTCGCTCAAACGGAACCCGTAACCGGGGTCGGTCGTCAACTGCTCAGGCCGGAACTGAAACGCAGCGGGCATGGCATTGGTCAGCCCCCGCATCTGCGCCAGCGCATTGGTGCCGGCTTCGTAGTACGGCTGCTGCCGTGCAACGCCTTCCTCATACATGCGTTGCTGCAGCGCGTTGGCCTCGCGGCTTGCCTGCAGTTGCGCGTCGGCAGCGGATTCCGCCGCGCGAGCCTGCGTCTTGGCGGCGCGTCTAGACGACGCAGCGCCCAAAACTGCCGAGCCGATGATGGCGGTTTCAATGCCCATGATGAGCCTCCTTTACGAACATCCCGTCAGGCTGTTCAGTGAACCCCAATCGCTTGAGGATGTCGTTCATGTACTCATGCCCCGGCGTCACGCGGGTGGTTACGCGATCCTTGGCAAATAGTTCTTTCAGCACACCTTTGGTCGCCCAGCGCTTACGCCACTCGGGCACCACGGAGGCATGTACCTCATCGTCTTTGAAAAACGCCGCGCCAATGCACTGACCATCGCGCTCAATAGCTTTGACATCCCAGTCGGCTACGGCTGCTGCGTAGGCGTCAAAATCTATCGGGCGTGACCAGTCTGTAGCCGCATATCCTATTTGCAGCGCTTCGCTACGGTTTGGTGTTAGCCGAGTAGTCACGTCGTTTCACCCAATGCGCCAGTTGGTGCCGTCGCTGTACACGGGAACGCCGTTCGCCCCGCCAGCAGCCACAATCGACGCGAACGTCGTGGCGTTGGCGTCGGTCACAAACGCCCGCGCCCCAGCCCCCGCTGTGGCCGCAGTGGGCAGTGTAGCCACCGTCAGCGTGCCGTGGTTGAAATACTTGACGCTGAACGTGAGCGTCAAGCCTGGCACGCGGAGCGACGTGACGCTGGAGTTGCCAACGGTCACCTCGTTGCTGACCGTGGCCGACGACGTGTCAGCGTCAAACCCGATCACCGTGTTGTTCGCGCCGGTCGTGATGCTGTTGCCGGCCTGGTAGCCCACAGCCGTGTTGTTGCCGCCAGTGGCCTGCAGCAGCGCGTCGCTGCCGACCGCCGTGTTGTTGTTGCCGGTAGCCACCGCGTTCAGCGCCCTGTAACCCACGCCCGTGTTGTAGTTGGCGGTCGTCGCGGTCGTCAGGGCGTTGTAGCCCAGCGCGGTGTTGTAGTCGCCGCCCGTGTTGGCGTCCAGCGAACCGGAGCCCACGGCGGTGTTTTGCACTCCGTCCGTATTGGCCGTCAGCGCGTCATAACCCACCGCGGTGTTGTTGGTGCCGCTGGAGTTGGAGTCCAACGCCGTGTCGCCCACGGCGATGTTGGTGGCGATTGCACTGGCGCCCAAACCCACCGTGACGCCAACCACCTTGTCGAGTTCGTAAGACGCGAAGATGTTGTCGTCGGTCTTGATGGTGACGCCGGTTGAGGTCTTCAGCAAGAACTTGTACGACGATCCTGCCGTCAGCCAGATCTGCGCGGGCGTGCGGCCTGCGCTGTCAAGTTCGATGGGGTTCGTGTTGTTTGTCGCCCCGGTGTAGCTGGTGAACGTTGTCACAGGCGTCGTGGTGCCCGCAGCGTAGACGTAGATCAACCCACCGTTGAGCGGCACGCCGTTGTTGTCGAAGAACTGAGCGCCTGCGCCCGCGTACTGTGAGAGGCTGATCGCCATAGTGTCCTCTTACTGTTGAACCTGAGTGACTGCCACCCAGACGGAAGCCGCAGAAGGTGAGTAGCCCGTAGCCGCCACTGCCGACAGTGAGAGTGCAGTATTGTCAACCGCCCACATCAACTGAATGTAGTCGTTTGCCGCCAATGAAACAACTTCGGACGTTGATATTGTGGCGTACCCGTTGTTGGAGTCAACTGACACGATAGCGGTGCTGTGGTCCAAGTCGGTTGCGCCGTTTAACCGATACCAAAACCGCGCGTTTTTCAAGGACGAACTGGTAGACGACAACTGATACCGGGCCGAGAACTGGTACAGGCCCGATTGCGGGACTTGAAGCCGGTCAGTCGGTGAGCCGGTCAGAGTCACCCCACCCGCCACCTCGGTGTTGGTCAGCGCGATGGGGTAGGCCGTGTTGGTTGCCGCGGCGCTCAGGTTGGTGGTGCGGGTGAACTCGCCGTAGTACGACTCCTGCTCAATCGTTGGCCGCACAAAGATGACGCCTGTCGTGGCGCTCTTGATCAGCACCGCAGCCAACGGAATGACGTTGTTCGGCGCGGTAGGCTTGACGTTGGTGAACGCCCCCACCACTGTTGGGCTGGCGTACAGGATGTCCCCGACGTTAAACGCGCTGGTGTCGATGCCGCTGACCTCGCCCCACACGCAGCACAGCCCCGTCGATCCGCTGTCAGGTATCTGCTCGGCCAGCACGCCAAGAATGAACAGCGTGGGCGTGCTGCCGTCAGCCAAGTACGGCGTGACAGACAGCACGTTGTTGGCCCCCACGCCCGCAAACCCCACCACAGTACCTTTGGGCAGTGTGACGCCAGTGCTGTTCTGCACAATGGTGTATTGCTGCAAGGCCGCGGCCTCAATGGACGACTGCAGCAATTCAAAGAAGCGGAACCAGGCGCGGGTTGTCAGCGCGCCTGCGTCTACCAGCGGGTCGCGTGAGGCCGGTATGCGCGGGGCCAGTTGCACGTTACGCTCGCGTAGCGGAAACCGCCAGTTCCGCGCCCATGATGGCGATCTTCACCGGGTCGGTGCCGCTGATCTCGTACACGCGGTCGCGCAGCTTGAGCGTCATCCCCAGCCGGCGCCACACGACGCGGCGGTAGTATTGACCGATGCGCCCCATCTCGGCCCAGTGTTCGTTGCCCCAAGTGTGCCCACCATCATCGCTCCACCGCAGCATTACTTGAGGGTTGTCGCTTGACCCCGATTGAGTTGCGCCAAGAGAGATGAACTCGCTGTTTTCTGTCAGCAGAAAACTTCCGTCTTCCGTCAACAAAAACGACGGGCCGGTATTGACTTCCGGCGTGCCGACGCCTGCCTCGCAGTCCAGTTGAAGCAGGTGATGCGCGGTTCGTTTCAGGTTGTTTTGCCCAGTTGGCAGCGCGCGCCACGACCGCAGCCACCGCTGCGTCTGCCCGTTGTCAGCGTAAACGTCAAGGTCAAACGCATACAGGTCGCCGTTGAGCCAGTCGCCTACAACGATCTCGCCGTTGAAGTTGGCTTGGCAGTTGCTGCGGTGCCGCACAAACCGCGTGCCATCCCAGCCCGCCCGCTCATGCCACGCGCCCGTGGAGACATCGTAGACCCACGTCGTGTTTGCGGTCGGGAAGACCAGCACAAAGAACGAATGGCCGTCCTGCTGGTACGAGTAACCAATCGCGTCGTTCAGTACGCCGTACTGCTGGATCTGCCACTCGACGGCGTGTGTGCTGATACGCTGGGCGTTGTAGCCGTTGTTGCGGTAGACAATGCCGTTGCCGCGGGTGTCGGCCCCCAGCCAGAACACCGAGTTGTCCAACTTGGCCACGCTGTACGGGGCCAGACAACCGACCTCCATGAACGCGCCTGCGATGCGGGCCAAAGGGAAGTCTGCGGCCCCGGCGTTGTACCAAACCTCAATGGTGCTGGTGCCGAACAGCCACACCTCGCGGTGGTTGACGTTGAGCGACAGCACGTTGTCCGGATTGCCCTCGGCGCTGGCGAAGTCCAGCGGGTCAACCTGCGTGCCGTCGTTCAGCGACGTCACCCAGAATCGCTGGCTGTTGGGTTGGTTGAAGACGAAGTAGCCGTCCAGATAGCCGACCGTCACCGCGCCGGGGAAGTCTGGATCTGTGATCTGAGCAAAGACGCCCGTGCTGGTGTTGTAGATGAACGCATCGGGGTTGCACGCGACGAACAACTGCGTGCCGTTGTCCACCATGCTGACCGGCCCGCTGCCGTTGATAAACCCCAGAAACGTGCGGTCGTAGTTCGCGTTTACGCGGTACAGCCCGCCGCCAGAGGCCACGTACAGGAAGTCGCCCAGTTTCCACAGCCCTCTGATGGGGCCGTCACCTACCGTCTGCAGCAGGCGCAAGCCTGGTGCTCGCTGCAAGAACGCGGGCTCCTTGCCTGCTTCTGGCACAACTTCCGGAAACAGGTTCACCATGCGGCTGTCCGCAGCATTGACGCTGCGGGCCACATAGCTGGAGCCGAGGATCGGCGTTTTCATCAGTAGTTGCCGGCGTACACGTTGAACCGTTGGCGAGTAGCCACCAGCGAGTACGGCAGGCTCATGATGTCGTCAGGGTTGTTGATGCGCTTCAGGTTGCGCTTGGACGTCATGGCAATGCGTTGCACTTGCGGGCTGGGCTCAACGCCGAACTCGGGCGCGATCTCCATCGCCAAGTTGTAGACGAACGCCCGCAGGTAGCCTGGCGGAAACGACAGCGCCGTGGACAGCGTGGCCGGCTGCGTCAACTCATCAACCGAGATAAAGTGCCACTCCAGCAGCCGCGTGGGCACCGGGTAGATGTACATCTCAATGTTGGGGTAGGTCATGTTGACCCACAGCACCTGCGGGTACGTTGACGTAACCGTCTTGACCGCAATGCCGTTGTATTGCTGCTGGTTGATCAGCTTGATGCCGAAGCTGACGTTCGTGCTGGGGTCGCGGAAGTACGTCGCGTCGTCCAGCAGAATGGGCCTGTTACCCACAAAGTCGCCCGTAGGCCCCAGCGTACGACTGATCGTGCTGGCGGGCCAACTGAAGACTTGATCCTGCGTCGAGAACACCGACAACCGTTCGGTGTTCCACGATTCAATCATCTGGTTCAACGCCGTCAGCGAGTCCTGCATGACGGCGGCAGAAGACGTTTCGCCTTCTGCCAAGACGCCCAGCAGACGCAGGGCGCGGTTGATCTGATCACCCGCTGTGGTGGACATGCTCGGGCTCCTTGCGACGGCGGCGCCCAAGCGTGTTCACGGGCGGCGCGATGTCGGGTTCATCCTCGGTGCCGGGAGTATACCGCTCCCATCCGCTACGCTCATCGTAAGCCGCTTCCATTTCCAGCGTGGCGATCTTGGCGCCATGAATGGGGTGACGCAGATAGATGTTGGGCATAGAGAAGAAGGGGGCCGAAGCCCCCGTTTTGCTTACGAGGTCATGATGACCCAGTTGGTGCCGTCGCACACCAGCATGGCATTGGCTCCCGCCGTCCCCGCGAGGATCGCGGTGCCAGCAGTAGCCGAGCCAATCGGCAGCACGTTGGACGACGCAGACACGACGGTCTGGGCAGCAATCGTCTTGATCCACACCACGCGGCCAGTGCTGGCCGACGCAGTGGGGAACGTGACGGTGATGCTGCCCGCGCCGTTGCAGACGACGAAGTTCTCCGTGTCGCCGAGCGTGAACGAAGCCGTCTTGGTGACGGGCGCGTTCAGATCCAGTTGCGTGCCGTTCAGAGCACCCGTGACCGCGACCGAAGCGCCAGTGATGGCGCCGGTGACGGTCACGCTTTCAAACAGCGGGTCGGCGTAGGCAACGCCGATTGCTTTGGTATCAGGCATGATGCCTCCTTATCAGGCCACGCGGTACAGCGTCCAAGCACCCGCGGCGCTCTTGCGAGCAACCATGCTTGCGCCGGTCGTGACGGGGATCGTCATGGTCAGCGAACCCGAGACAGTCCAGCCGGTGCCCGCGGCGATGATCGCGGTAGCGGAAGACGTGCCGAGGTTGACCACACGGAAGGTGAACGTGGTGCCAATCCGGTCAGAATTGATCAGCACGTTTTCCAGCTCCGTGACCGTGGGCAGCGTGTAGGTCTGGGCCGCGGCGGTGACACCGTTGTTGGCCAGGATCAGACCGTTCAGCACTTGCGCCGGGGTCAGGGTTGCAGTAGCGGTAACCGCCACCGGATCTGCGGTCAGGTCAATAAACGGGTCGTTGACGTTGCCGTCACCAAGCTGGTAGCCACCAGCGCCATTAGGGAGAGCCATGATTGATTCCTTTCAGATGAAGTTCAAAAGGGGGCTGCTATACGCTTAGCAGCCCCCGTTTCGGTTTAGCCCCACAGACGGCAGGCCATCTGCGGGCGGATCACGCCGTAGCCGTACAGCACGTCAATCCGGCAGGGCATCCGGTCGTTGTTGATGTCGTACTGACGCACGACACGCAGGCTGATGCCGTTGTGGTTGGCACGGCTGGCCATGTCCACGCCTTGCGGCAGAAGCAGGTCGGCGGTGGCAAACGTGATGGCATCCTTGTGGTACACCAGGTTCTGCGCGTACTGCGTGGACGCAGCGCCGATGAACGTGACCGTTTGGCTGTTGGCCGGCAGAGAGCTGACGGTGGCCAGCGCGTGGCTGGCCGAGTACATCGGAGCAACCGTGACCGTTGCCGCGCCGCCCGATGCAGTCACGTTGGCAAGCGCAACAAACTGGAACAGCGAGCCAGTGGACTCACGGGTCTGCGGGTTCACCGCAAAGCAGCCCGCCACGGTAAACACGTCGCCAGCAAGAACGGTGTTGGTGCTACCCAAGCCGGTGAGCGAGATCGAAGTCGCGCCTTCGGTCGTCACTGCAGCCGCCGTTGTGCCGTTGGTGCGCGAGCCAGTCGTGAACTGCTTGATGGACTGGCTCATGTTGACTTCTTCGAAGCCCAGCACGCCAGTGCCCATCATGCCGTTCTTGAACTGCTTGCTGATGGTGTCGGTGGGGTTGAACAAGCCCTTCATGCCTTCCACCAGACCAGCGTTCGCGGCGGGGTTGACCGTTGCGTAGCGCGGCGACATCACCGCGGCGTTCTCGTTCAGCTTCTGCTGGGCTTGCAGCAGAACCAGCGAGGTGGCCGGCGTGGTGCCGGGCGTGCCGACAGAGTTGCCGATCTTGTTGAACGCGTTGGCCACGTCAGCGTCGATGCTGGCGGCAAGCTGGCTGATACGAGGCTTCAGCACACGATCCGCGAAATCGTCCAACTGCATCGTCAATTCGGCGGACGTGAAGTTCACGCCGATGTGCTTCTGCGAAGAGACGGTCAGGGTCGTGAACTGCTCGTTGTCGTCCTGCACTTGCAGAGCGGCACCGTCAGTCACCAGAGCGCGGTCCGGCAGGCGGATGCGCAGCGTGGAGCCGATCTTGGCCCCTTCGACAGCAAAGCTGTCGTCGTACTGGCGGTTCACGTTGCGCGTGATCACCAGGTTGTTTTCCAGGATCTCCAGGGCCTTCCTGGTGATCATGTCAATGGTCAGAATGCTATTGGCCACAGCGGGCTCCTTTCAGATTTAGCGATTTGCCTGAGCCTGCAACTTTCGCATCTGTCTTGCTCGCTCGGCTTCAATCCACTCCGACGTACTCATGTTCTTGATAGAACGCGGGTCAGTCGTGTCATACGACGGGTTATTGCCGCTGCGCGCGGTGACGGGTGTGATCGGTGCTGGTGCAGACGTTGAACGTTTGACGGGCGGATTGTCGGCCAGTTTGGCTTCGATCCTCCCAATTTCCTTGGCTTGCAGGATGGGCGGTAAGCGAGCGATACGTTCCGTTTCCTTAACGTTGGTGCCGAGGTAGTACGCTACGTCGGGGCCAACGTCAGATGCGCGGATGGTGTCAGCCATGACAGCCGTGATGGGCAGCTTGGGGTTGTAGGCGACCTGTTCAAAGTCGTCGTACTTCTCCCTGGCTTGCTCCTCGCGGTCGTGATAAGCCTCCAGCAGTTCGGCTTGCTGCTTCTGCGCCTCCCGTTGTGCCAGTCGCTGTTCAACCTTCTGATCGGCCAACGCTTCCGCGTAGGCTTCAGTCGATTCGAACTGCTCTGCAGACGGTAGTTGCTTGGGCTGCTCGGCCACGGGCGGCTGTGCCCGTTGACGCTCCCACTTACGCTGCTCTCTATCAAGCCGTTTCCTGACAATGGCGTCCAACTCCTCTTGAGTAAACGTCTTTGCCTGTTGTTCGACTTCCGGCTCAGTGCCCTGTTGTTCGACAGGACTCGCTTCCGTAACTGCCGTGGGTTCCGGTGCGGTTTCTGCGGCGTCGATCTCCGCTGCGACTTCTTGGCTCATGTGCGGGCCTTGATACACCTGGTCAACGGGCCAGTACGTTTTGACTATAGCCTGTTACGCCGTGCGTTTCCACATGCAGGCTAAAAATAGTTGCTTTCAGTACATCTGGTCAATCCATGCCGGGCTGTCTCAGTCGTCTAGGTGCTAAGTTTCAGCAAACACGTTGGTAAAGACTGTTCCGTCCTCCAGCGCCTCGATCTCATGCCATTCGTTCGCCCGCAAATTGACGGGTTGCGTGTCTTTGGTCATCACCAATTCCCGGCCTTCTTTTCGCACGATACAGCTTCCCGCGTGGCACATAGTCAAGTGCGCGTACATGTGCTCATGGCGTGGCAACCCCTCACCCACGTTGGCATGGTAGACGTTCAACGTGGTCCCGTTCTGCGTAACGGAAAATTGAGGGGCTAAAGGCGTCACAGTTCTTGCGCCCCGGTTACTGTAGGCTGTACCGGAACTGGCGGCATAGGCTCGTTGGTAACGAGATACGTCCCGTCCCAATTAAAACCGATACTACCTACACCGATGACTTCAAGATTCCATTGTTTTGCAGCACTATCCCACACCCAGTCTTTTGCTGGAGTAGTAGCCTGAATCAACATTAAGTACCCAGACGGGGGTTGCCATGTGTTTGGATTGCCGTCCCATAGGCAAACATTGTCGCAAACAGAAGTGGTTTCATTAACGATGCAATAATTTTGAGTAACCATGTTTATCACCACTCAAAAATAACAACGCCTGCAGCACCCGCGCCGCCGTTTCCATTTACAGTGCCAGAACGCCCCGGCGCGCCGCCACCATATACATTGGCCGTTCCAGTAGTATTGGTATAAGAGGTTTGCGGGTTGCTAAAAATAGAACACCCACTTACACCACTTCCAAAACTATCGCCGCCATTAATATTTATATCGCCACCACTTGCAGAGCCTCCTCTTGTTGGCCCTGCGGAATAAACACCGCCATTGCCGCCATTTCCAGTAATTGTGCTGATTGCTTGTGTGCCAGAGGCTACAGTTGAATTTCCACCAGCAGACCCGCTTGTATTGTTAGTGGCACTTCCTGCCCCACCGGCTCCAACTGTCACTGATAACGTATTTCCGGGGGTTAAACTTGTCAAAAATTTAACAGCAGTTCCTGCGCCAGCGCCTGCAATACCGCCGACTTCTACGCTGCAAACATTCTGAAATCCGGAACCGCCACCACCACCGCCGACAACAGTGACTTTTAATCTTGTAATTCCTGTTGGAATCGTAAAAGTTCCATTTGAAGTAAATACTTGAGCATTAGCACCCAAAGCAGAAGCAGGCAAAGCTGTTGACGCCCAAGTCGTGCCGTTGGAAGTCAGCACGTTTCCACTGGTGCTGGGCGCAATTGTTTGAACAGCAGATGCGCCATTACCGAGCAAAACATTGTTTGAGGCAAGAGTTGCAGCGCCCGTGCCGCCGTTTGCTACAGGAAGCGTACCCGTGACGTTGGTTGTCAGTGAGCAATAAGTTGTAGACGTACTGCCCGTACCCCCCGAAGCTATAGGCAACGCCGAGCCCAGCGACAGCGATCCCAGCGACAGCGTGGTGCCGTCAAAAGTCAGCGCGGCGGATGTGGATAGCACACGGTTGCTGTCAAAGTACGGCACACCGTTGATCACTGCGCCAGAGTACGGCGCCACTTGGTACTGGCCAACGGAGATCTTCTTTGACCCGGCCAACCCAGCAGACGAGTCAACGATATACAGCAGATCCGCCGCGTCAACGTCAGCGCCGTTCAGTGACGGGAGGTCGGAAACTTTTTGGTCAGCCATGATGTCCTTAGATCGTCACGTTGCCCGTGATGGTCACGTTGCCCGGTATCGTACCGTTCGGCGACGGCGGTGGGGGTGGTGGTGGTGTTGGTGCCGGCGGATCAGTAGGGATGGGGTAGTCAACCCACTTCTCCTCGCTCTGGCTCCACTTCCACACATAGCCCTCGACCGGCGCAGGCTCCACAGGCCGCACCACCCACCCAGGCGGGCACCACCAGACTGTTTCCTCGCCGGGTCCAGGCACAGGAGGCTCAGGCACCTCTACCCAGCCGGGTGTGCCGTCAGTGTGATCTTTGGGGATCGACCCGTCTTTGCTGTAGAGCGTCATGTGTCAATCGACTTTTGTGTTGTCATGGCCTATGAAAAGCACAAATTGGCAGGATTTGATACCCACACTATGCCCGCGATCAGCGGTGCGACTACTTGCGCCACAACGTGTGCTTTTCATAGGTCATAGCGTCGGGAATGCTGCGGTGGGTGCGGTGAAGTTAGCCGTGTAGCGGGCAACGCCGTTCGTGATGCGGAGGTCTTGAACATACCCCAAGTACAAAAGGTCGGTCAAAATTCTACTAGCGCCAACATACAGCGGATTTGTTTGGTTGAAGTTTGTAGCAACAGTATCAACGCCCGTGTTAGTGCCGTCGACGTATATTTTTGTTTGATTTGTACCTGTACCTTCTCGGACCACTGCCACATGCGTCCAAACACTTGGAGTGATAGTGGCAGAAGTAATAGTGAGGTTACCAAACACAAACTGTATTTCCTCTGCGTATGACACTTGTACTTGCCAACCAGTGCTAGTAGTCCCTTTACTTACTACAGCTTGAGTGCTCCCACCAGACGATGTGAAGTACAGCCAAAACTCAATAGTGAATGGCGCGGTACCAAACCGCAATTCTGGCTTGTCAATGACGGTCAGGTAATCTCCCGTGCCGTCAAACGCCATGCTGGTCGGAGACCACTTTGCCTGCGTGGTGCTGACCTGAGCATTGCCCACGGTCTGACCATTGTTGATCGTGGCCGCGTCAAAGATGCCTGCGTTGGTGAAGTTCAGCAGCAGGCTGGTGTTGGTGATTGCGGTGAGGGGAGTTGTGGGGACGGTGATGGTCGAAGACGCAGCGTTGTACGCGGATGAGCCTTTAAGAACACGGGCGTTAGAAATATAACCCTGCAACTGCCGCGTAGAAGCATTTGCGAACCACTGTCCACCGATTGTCATCGTTCCGCCAGTCCCAACGGTGGCCGACGTAGTAGCAGTTGCTACGCGGGTTCCGTTTACAAACAACGAAAGCGTTGATCCGCTACGGCAAGCGACAGCGTGTACCCACTGATTAATTGGGAATAGTGTTGTGTCAACAATAGTGTTTGCAACCCCTGTTGCATACGCAAGCGCAAGGTATCCAGACGGATCAAGTTGAAAGCTGCATGTAGCTGAGCCAGTTGCGCCAGCAACACCATAGCTTATAATTCCTTGAACAAAAGTATTAGTTTGCCTAGTTGCAAACACCCACGCTTCATAACTAAAGTCCCCGTTTCCAATTTCAAACGCAGCGTTATTGGCAAGGGCGAGTTCATCACCGTTCCCATCAAAATACCCACTGCCACCATACGAGGCCGCGCTGTAAGACGCTGGCGGGTTGAACGGCGCGAACTTGCTGATGCGCGTGTCACCATTGCGCGTGATGGCAAAGGCGTTGGTGCTGTTGTCAATGAAGCGGTTGTCCTGCAAGCACAGCAGGCTGGTGTTTGTGATGGCCGTCAGCGGGGTGGTCGGCGGGGTGAACGCTGCGGTGTAGACGGCGGTGCCTTTGACGATGCGAAGGTTGGATTGATAGCCAACCAGCAAGTAGTCTGGCAGAGTAGTTTCAATTTGTGCCCCTACTACAATGCTTCCAGTGCTGTTGAATATTGTGGCGCTTAAAGTTTGTGTAGAACCTACCTGTGTTCCATTCCAAAACACCAAGAAATTATTTCCTGACCTAACAAATGCAACATGGTTCCAAGTTCCAATAGTCG